TTAATCCTCCTGATCATGCGCTTGCTTATTTATATGCTTCTGAATCTTGTCTATTGCTTCTGTAACAGGTCCATTACATCCCTGTTCTTTCAAACCTTTCAGACAAGCCAGAATTCCATAAGTAAGCAAACATTGTTCTGATTTCATTCTTTCTATCTCTTTATCCTGCTCATTCTGTCTTAAATACCACTTGTATACTGCGAAAACAGCGGAAAAGATAACCACTACGGCCGTTAATAAGCTTCCAGCAGTAATAATTGTGTTTACGTCTACATACACTCTATGTACCTCGATTCTTTAATTTTGCGCATAAAAATAAGACCCGTTACGGTCCCGCTCTGATCTCTTTCAGTTTCACTGCCTCACTTTCGATAATGCCGGCAGAACATAATCGGAATGTCCTGCGATTAATCCGGAAAACTCTCCATCCTTGCTAAGGCTCTGACCAGCCACCTTAAGCTGTAATATTCTCATTTAGCCCCCTTTGGAAATGCACACCAATTAATAAACATTGATACGCTTGAACTATACCCATTAACAGTTCGTATTGTCATTCCAGTCGTAGATACATCTTTAACCTGCACTGCAAAAGTTTTGGTGTTTTGTGAGCCACCAGATAACGTTAATAGTACGAACGGTGCTTTCGAGAAAGTTTTTCCAAATTTCACAGTTGTGTCTTTATAACTATTCGCCGATGTTTCGATAAGAGCTGTGGTTCCGTAGACCGGTAATTTAGCAGCCAACTCCTTATTTGTCGTAGCGATCTCCCGCTGCAATACTGCCATGTTCTTCAGAATATTAAATAACGGCTCGACTGCAGTAATATTCAGTCCCTCAATTTTTACTCTGTACAATTTCATTTCATGTAATGTTGCACCGGTTCTGATATCTCCGATCGTCACTTCCGGATCCAGTGCCTCTCCAGCATTCGGTGTGCCTTTTATCACTGCATATTCCGTAGATTCTATCTCAGAACTTTCATCTTTTCTATATCTTCGAACAATTATGTCATTTCTATTCATGCCTTGCGTACCGTTTGCAATGGTCACGTCCGTATATCCACTTGCCGGAATTACATCTCTACGGCCTTGTATGCAATACACTGCATCAAATATACGAATGCTGTTGTTTGTAAGCACCTGCGCCTCAGATTCCCGACCGCCTCCCAGTACATAATCATCAGGACCAAATGTTGCCTGATTTGCAAGCCCTATCTGCGTCTCCGTAATATGTGGACCACCTGCATAGCTGTCCATCAAGGTAGTTGTTATAAATTCCGCCATTACTCTTCTCCTTTCAATTTATACGAAATACTCGTACGCCCTTTCCCTGTTACATCTACAATTTTCTGGATAACCGGCGCCGCCATATAAATATTAGTGATCCGTTCTCGACCACCAATAATATCTCCAAGTTCAAGATCTGTATCATCTACAGATATTTTCAGCTGCTTATAATTCTTCAATTCTTCAAATTTATTCCTGCCTTCCTCTTCCAATTCTGCCAGGGTATCAACGGTTGTATTCTCATAATACTGTTCGATCAAATCAATGCCTGCATAATACTGCTCTTTCCGGATACTTCCGTCAGGCCATGCGTACAAATCTACTTGCTGCCGCTGTTCAAGTTCTCCAGCCCCAAGGCATATGAGGTGGTTGACTCCATTCTGGCAATCCAAGATATTCAGCTTTACAGACCCATCTTCGTTCAATTCTATATTACTGGAGTGGTCTGTAATCGGAACAGCTCGAAGTAACACGTGCCCTTTTCCGTTTGCCGGTCCTTGTTTATACCGAATTTCAAGTCTCGCATCTTGCAATGCAAGTGCTTGGTCAAATGCATCTAGTAACATTGTCTGCAGCGGAACCTGATAATTCTTAAGAATAATTCCGCTATCTTCTCCTGATACTTCGAATAGTTCTGTCATTCTAAGCTTTGCAATATAGGCAGATAATACAGTATTCGCCTCGCCATTCAAATAGACATATGTATTCTTGGCCGGATTGATTGCCCGTTGATTCAACAGTCCTCTCCAAGTCATTCCGGTAAGTTTCACCGTCTTATCAGATGTTATCGGATTTGTGTTTCGAATTAGCCCCCCGTACTCTGTATCAGGACAGAAAAACCGACAGTTTCTTCCGTGCCGTTCCTTATCATAGAGACTATTTTGAATTGTTATCTGGAAATCATTATCTGTTCCCAGGACCATATTCACACCGCAATGCTCAAGAGGCCCCTTCTCCTGTCCATATATGTCCGTTAATGTAAAGTCCATCTTGGTGTCCCCCTCTCATTGAAGAGAATGATATCAAAGCCAAATGCTCCATTCCAGGAAACAATACTAAGTCCGGCCGGAATCTTCTCCCAGATAGAACTCTCATTATTCTTACTATTGAACAGGTTCTCTTCCGTTCCATCAGTCTTTACTTTCACAATCTTCCTGTCTTTTGCGTATCGGGTACTGGAATCAATGACTGCATATTCGCCATCATACAATGTCGTCCGCAGTTCATATATATGTCCCGCAATTCGAATCAGTGGATTGATGCATGGACCGTAGATAATCATCTTGAATCCAGAAGCTGTATAATTACTGTTGTTGATATATTGGAGATTTCTGACCTTAGAAAATTCATAAGGTACATCGTAAGGAAATTCCAACCATTCCAATATTTCGGAGCTCTCACTGCCTTGCTTGTGGAACCGGAACTCTTCCTCTGTAATCCAATATGGATAATCACTCTTAAATGTCAGCTCATTACTTATACTGTCAATATCTTGCACCCATCGATCCTTTGTTGTGCCGACGATCCACCCTTTCATATAGCTGGGACCAACATAGAGGCGCCCCGGGGTTATATTCACCACATCCTTTTCAGCTATATTTTCCAGTTGATCAACAGCCTTATCCAGCGTCATTCCTACCGCACGTATTTCTACATTTAATTTTTTACTTGTAATCTTTCTTTCCCATCCCTGAATACGATCATCATCCTCAATTGCATCGAATCCTCCATCAAACAGATCTCCACCAGTAACCATATACGGCCACTGGCAGAAATCAATTCTTTCAGAGTTTTGTGCTCCAACGTAATAGATATCATACATAATCAATCAAATCCTTTATCAATCTTGCAAACTCTCGTTCATCACACTTAAATCCTATTCCTGCCGTAATCATAGCATCAGCGGCAGCTCGGCCGAATTTTTCGTAATCAAATTCTCTGTTCTGATTCTGTACATTTACACTTACATTCGAAGAGTTTCTGTCGATCATTCCAATCATTCCTTCTAAACCACCATAAGATCTAAGTATGTTTGCTTCTTCTTTAGTTAATACCCATTCTCCTTCATCAAGATATGCCGGATACATATCACACGGCACATAATCCATTCCAATTTTCAATCTGCTCATCTTAGGCAGACTAAACGATTTTCCGCCAACTCCCGGAACCCAATCAGGCACACTAACCGATCCCAGACTCCTTGCAAGACTATTCCATCCATCAACAATAGCATTCAGCGGTGCTTTAAAGATTACTGCCAATCCGCTAATCGCATTAGAAAATATACTTCGTACATTATTCCAAGCACCTCGCCAATTTCCAGTAAATACATTTTTAATAAAATCTATTAAACTACGAAATATGCTAATAATATTCCGCACTACACTACTGGCCGAATTAAATACACTATTTAACGATCCCGTAAACATTGGAACCAATATAGACTGTAAAGTCTGCACTAATGGAGTAATTGCATTACTTACCAACTTATTAAAAGCTGATATCAACGGAGTAATTGCATTTCCTATTAATGTTATAATTGGACTTAACAAGGCCATAAACAATTGTATCAGTGGTATTAAAAAAGAAATAACCACTGGCAAAACTTCATTAGCCAAAGTCTGTAGTAATGGAATCAGTGACTCGCCAATAGGAATAATCGCAGTACTTACATTTCTTTTTAGTGTCTCAAACTGAGAACTTAAATCATCATACTTTACATCTTTGATCTGATTCATCGCATCAGCTGTATCATAGCTTGATGTCTGAATGTCTGCCATCGCTGTCACTGCTTCAGGTCCCAGATCTTCCCACATCGTTCCGAACAGATCAACCCCTGCTGTGTTTTGTGCAATCGGATCTTCCATCTCAGCCAATCCTTTTATAGTTTGCTGAAAAGCCTCTTTCGCAGTGTCGCCTCCTGCTGAGAATTTCTTCGCCATTTCGTCAGCATTTAACCCAATCTTCTTAAATCCATCTACTGTCGTATCAGAACCATCAATTGCACGAATAGAAAACTCTTTTACCGCATCACCGACTTTATCAAGGTTAAATGCTCCTGATTCTGCTCCCTTCTGGAAAATAGCAAACATATCATTTGCTCCAAGTCCACCCTTGTTAAATTGCACGGAATACTCAGAAATACTGTCCAGAAGTTCTCCGGAATAATCCAAACCATTTTGCGCACCTTCTGCAATTAAATTCATTGCCTGGTCTCCAGATATTCCGAAGTTGTCCATCATGGCTTTGGCCGCCCTGGTGGATTCCGGTATTTCATAGCCGAAGGTATCTCGTAGTGCGAACGCTGATTCAGTTACGCTTTGGAGCGGCTCACTGTCCATATCTCCCAGATTTTTTGTAATCTGTTCGATTCCATCAGCTATGTCTCCGTAATCTTCACCATAATTATTTTTGTAAACGCTTTCTAATACCCCGCGCCATTTTTCAGATTGCTCTGTAGTTGCTCCAGTAGCAGCAGTTAACTGATTCATAGCAGAATTTATATCATTTGCGCCTTTTACACCGGCAACAACAACTCCTGCTGCCGCCACGCCCACTCCTAAAGCCGCTACTTTTGCCCCTGATAATCCTTCTGTCAACTTTCCAATATTCCCGACCAACGGAAGAGAACTCTCTGCTGCTGCTCCAAGAGATTCTTTCAATGCTCCTCCAAGATTGCCAGCTACACTTGCGCTTTCGCTTAGTTTTTCCGATATCTTTTCTCCTGTTTTTTCTGCGACATCTTCCAGGCTTTCAATTCCAGATCCTGCATCTGACACATCTGCATTCACGTCAACATCAATATTTTTATCCTTACTGACGTGTTCTATTTTCTGTTCAGCTTTTCCTGTGTCCGCATCTGCATCTACGGTGATTTCTATATCATCATCTAATTTAGAAAGTGCCTTTTCTGTATCCTTTCCAGCATCTTTCCATGCATCGGCAACATCATCTGCGGCTTTTTCATGATTTTTTACTACTTTATCTGACTGTTTTTTTAATTTTTCTGTTTTTTCCTCTTCGATCTTGACTGCTTTATCAGCGGATTTTTCTGATGACTTTTCCACCTTTTTATTCGCTTTATCAAGATCTTGTTCTAACTTACTATCATCTCCTCGGAGTTCATATGTGACTTCTCCACCACTATTTTTGCTCACAATGTCACCGCCTTTATCATAATCGCCGGCACAGTGGCACAATGGCTGTTATAGTCTTATTTCAAATTCCTTTCTGCAGTCTGGATTTTTGCATTTAAAAAAGAGCCCTCTGCAACTGGCTCCTGTTTTGTAAAATATATTCTGTTTATGCCCGCAATGCGGGCACTCTACTTTTTTTATTTTCTTTCCGTCTGCTATCATCTCTTTGCCATTCCTTCCAATGTATGGAACAATAGATCTAATCCAGACTGTCCTCCTCCGCCTTCTACCGGAAGAGCGTAATAGGATTTCATTTCATTTATTTCCTGTATTTCTTTTGAATTCTTTCCGTTGTATTCTGGAACCGGCATCTGTCTAATCCGCATGATCTGTTTAATTTTTGTATCCGCCGGTAATCCGTTGAATAAATACAGAAATTTTTTCCAAGGCAATCTTCCCTGTTCTTCGATCAGATCTATCTTGTATGCTTGCATAAACGAAGCATAAATATAATCCCCATCTTTTTCAAAATCTAACACGGGAAAAGGGCTCTTCTTTATCTGCGGTCGTTTTTCTACCTCAACATATCTTTTGGTAATCACGCTCAAAAGTTTTTGCTTTTCTTCTGGATTCAACAATCGTAAATTCCATTTGTTTCTCACCAACATCTTTAATGCCTGGTCAATCTTTTCAAATTCAGTAAGTGTATCTTCCTTATATAATTTTTGCACTTCAAGAACAGTATCATATGCCGGATTGATCACAAATTTTGATTTATCAGTGATTACCTTGTTGCACGGAATATCTGTCAACACTCCCATATGATCATCTCCTCAAGAAAGATATCTTCTGCTTTCTGTTATATTTACCTAATAAAGCTTTTTGGTTATCTTTTCTGATTTCAATCATTCGCGGGATTACAACATTAGATATGAACGGTAACACTTCTCTTGACATTTCTATATATGAATCCTCATAGAAATCCAAAAGAATCTTGGCATTTTCCTCTCCGAATACTGCTTGCAGTAAATCAACCATAGCATTGCCTAATGTCTCAAATACACCTTGCAAATCTTCCGCTGTTTCAACTTTTCTTTTTGCTTCTGTAGTTTCTGATAGAGCTCTTGTTAACGCTACATATTTCCTGTTAATTTTAACAGTCATATCATCTGCATCTAACGAGATATGTAACGTATGTTTAATATTTCCTTCCGCATCTACCAGTTCAAAATCTTCCACATATTTTTTACTTCTCTTTGCCTGATATGCCATACTAACCTCCTAAAAAGGGAGAGCCATGCCCTCCCTACGCCGTCGTACCAATAGCCGGACGACCATTCCCGTGAATTGTAACAGTAAGCGAATTGATATTATTCGCATCGCCGTATGCCGGTGTAATATTAGCCAGTGTAATTGGCCAGATAATTACTTTCTTTCCCTTCTGAAGCTTCAGGTGCGTCTTTCTCTTCTCCCCAAGTCCGTACATTACATCATCCCCAAGAATATAATCACACGCATCATCGCCCGGCTTTACGGATCCTGTAAGTGTCAATGTCATCTGTGCTCCGGTTACCTCGCTGGATCCCCATCCTTTATCAGCGTAATATGTAAGCTGCTGAATAACCTCATTCATACTCTGTGCCATATTAGTTGTTAAATTTGCAAGCGAAGCCCAGGTTGGCTGTCCTTCTGCCGGAGATGTATTGATAAACGCCTCTGTCTCATAGTTGATTTCCGGAGTAATCGGATTGCTTGGAAGCTCCGGTTCTGCGAAAACCTGTAAATTCATCTTTTTCATAATATCATCCTTTCTCAACAATATATTTTACAGTTCAAGATGCACGAATAATGATATACTCCGTCTTCATCTCGTCCTATTTTGCTTGGTTCTTTTGCAATTTCAGTATTCAACCATGCAAAAGTCTTTCCTTGTGGATACTGTTTTAATCCCTGCAAGTATCCAGAAATCTCGCACAGTTGTTCCAGACAGTGCTTCTGATCCGGATGCCGGCATAAAAATAACACAGGAATTACTTTTACTTCCTGCTTATTGTAGCTGGTAGATTCTTCAAACCCATCGCCAAGTTCAGCGTAGATACCACCTTCTGCCGGAAGCTCTTCCAACGTTATTCCTGTGTCCAGCTTGCAATGCCCTTCTACTGTCGCAGTAATTACTTCCAATAATTCTGTTAACATCACTTAATCCTCCTCTTCAACGCTGCCTGATACACCTTTTTCCATTGTTCTCCATATACTTCTCTGGCATATTTTGCCCACTCTTCATGTGCAAGAGCCGACGTAAACGAAATCCTTTTTGGACCATATGTCCTTGACGTTGGATTTCCATACATTACATCTCCATTCCAAAGATACTGTGCATATGGTGTACTCCAGCGCATTATATACTTGCCATTGACCGCTTTTGTATCACTGTTCGATAATCCACTTCCTTCAAGGACTCCTTGATCATGTGGCACGTGTTTTGATACATCTTGTAATGCCTGATTACCCATATCGGTTAGTGCAGCATTATTTGCAGCTTTGATCATCGCTACCGCTTGAGGAGTACACAACGTAACTCGTGTCTTAATTTTTGCCATATCTTACCATTCCAATCTCATAATGATGAAGCTTTAAATTATCATACAGTGGTTCTATCGTTTTAATCTGATGTTTCTGTCCATTGAAATCAATGATCTGATCAACCTTAAAATTTATACCGATCGGCTGACTATTACGGCAATCATAAAATAATGTGGCAGCAAGCTGTATCTCCGAATTGTTTTTATCCCGGACAATTTGATTGGACGGCTCTATTCTTACCTTTGTTAATACCTGCCCATCATCCAATTTCTCACTTCCCCATTTATCTATGCTTGTTTTCTCGTACAGCATAATGGTATGAATTAACAATTTCTTTGGTATCGGCTTCATCGACAGCTACCTCCTCGATAAGTCAATCCGGTTGGCCAGAGAATTCTTTCTGCTCTCGGTGAAAATATGGACTGTTCCGTGGAGCCAGTTCCCGAAGATGCTCCGGAATAAGAAAACTTACCTAGGGTTGCTCCTGACATTCCGTTTCCCATGTCCATCTCTGCTCCGCCGTTTGCATCCAGATATTCCATCTGAGCACAGACCGCATTCTTCACAAGCTTCTGTGTACTTTCCGACATCATTAAAAAGCCTTCTTCGGTTAACCTGTATAGCGTCATCTCTTCAATGATTTCTCCTGCTCGCTGACATAAAGTTGGGAAGTCGGCAGATTCTACCGGCTCCCCTTTGAATACATCATTGTAATATGTTTCATCTACATACATTTAGGATCAACTCCTTATGCTGCAACTTCTGTTCTCTTAACATATACCGTCTGTGGCTTAGAAATCTTCATACCGAAGATCTTACGTCCCTGTACTGCTGATGCGCCAATATACTTACCAGATCCCGAAAGATCCTGAGCGTGTACAGCTACGCTCCAATCCTGTACACGATGACACCAGTTTGGGTGTCCTGCAATAAATTCTGTTGTAGTTTTCTTAGACGCTACGATCTTTGTATCTTCGAACATTGTGTTTCCAGATTCAAACAGCGCAAATCCTGCGATTGATCCTGTTGCTCCTGCGTTTTTCATCTGCTGGGACAAATCACCCTGACGGATAAAATGATCATCCATCATCAATGTCGCCATAAATTCCGGTGAGCAAATCATCCAGCGTCCTTCTGTCGGTACACCTTTTCTTGTCAGGTACGTTTTTGCCGCAAGAACTTCTTTGTATGCTGTTTCCTCTGTCGCGGCGGTTTTAGTTGCGCATACATTGACGCCGGAAGTCTTTTCCAGCAATCTGATAGATTTTTCATCCATGTCCAGTGCCAGAGAATACCCGGCAGAATCCAGACGATCTGCTACCAGATTATCTGGAACAGCCTCGGCATCATATCCATCAATCAATTCATTAACGGCCATATCCTGATCGATATCCAGATCAATATAAGTTGTAGTCCCAATTTCCAAATCTACACCTGTTGCCTTATCATACGCTTTCACAGTAACCTCTGTGTCCCTTACTGGAATTTTTACCTTTCCGGCCTTCGGATTCCCTTCGTAATTTGTATTAAAAATATAATTATCTCGTGTTACAAGACTCTGTCTTAATTTTGCATCTACCAGAGAAGACCATCTCTCCTGGTGTGCATGCGCAAATAACTGTAAAAACATTAAATATCTCATTTCACATTTTTCCTTTCTTAATCAATCTTCAGCCCTGGATTTCTTTTTAAGAAAGCAGCTTCAACGCCAGATGTCTTTTTTCTACGTCCATTCTGCCTTTGTCCCCAAGACCTGTTTTTTGTTTCCTCTTCATCTTCTTCCTCATCTTTTTCTTTGGAAGATTCTTTAAACTGCGGGTATTTTTTTAATACCTCATCGATAGCATCCTCGATGTCCATATCCTCGTCTTTAGCCATGTGCACTCTGGCCAGTGCAAGAACATCATCCACACAAGCCTTATCCACGTCATGCTCCAGGCATGTCCATTTCATCTCCATCTCATCTGCCTTGGCAGCTTTATCACGGAGTTCCTGTGTTTCGGCATCGTCATCCTTACTGCTATCCTCTCCGGTTTTAACCTTGCCGTTCGGTTTCTTTCCAGCTTTCTTCTGCTGGTCTCTTTGCCATTTTCTCTTTTCTCTGGCAAGACGCTTCTTGACGGCATCATCTACGTCCTTCTGAGAGAATTTCTTTTCATTCTCTTCCTGGTCATCATCGTCGCTGTCATCACCATCATCTCCTGGATCATCGTCATCATCTCCGCTTTCGTCTCCCGGATCATCACCTTCTCCGTCTCCGGCAAAAACCTGCAAATTCATTATCCAGTATCTTTTTTTCATGTTCATGTTCTTCATGACATATCCTCCATTTCTCCGCTTAACGCCCGTCGGCAGCCGTAACTTGTACGTATTCAGTGCCGTAAGACTGCTGAATGTCACTTACGGCAATAAAAAAAGAATCCACCAGAAGACAACCTCTTTCTGATAAATCCTTATATTCTATATCAACGTGCCCACCAGCAATGCGATAAGAGATCTCGTCATTTGTAAGTGCTTTGAGCGAATGTACAAGTCCCTGTGTTAATGCTGATACTGCAGCACAAATGATATCATTTCCGATTTCTGCATATCCTGCATGGCCATCTACCGTCAGACCAATTCTGGTAATATTTATTGCAATCAATAGCATCACCTCCTGAAAATGCGCATAAAAATACCACCAATCATTTTCTGATCAGTGGTATTACCCTTCTACTATTTCAAAGTATTTTGGTGGATATAGATAATCCTCTCCAGAATCGTCGACAATTCGGTACCATCCTTTTTCGACTGACTGAACATCATATACTTTGTTATTTGTCAGAACTAAAAATTCTGTTTTACCAAGATATCTAACTTTCATCCAACCACTCCTTTACTTTGAATTTCACCTTACCTACGTCTTTTGCCTGGAACCAATGAACTTCTGCTTCTAATTCTTCTCCCGTATCAGGATCCAGTAATGTTCCAAAACCTTTCGCGTGTTGCCAATCGGATACTCGCCCACCATACTGCTCCGTCAGTCCTTCTGCAACACCCTCATGCAATGGGTGCCGTGTACCTTTACCGGCAAATACTTCTGAGTCCTGTATCCGGCTACCCGGCACAAATTCATACTCAATTCCAGTCGTTTTATCCACGACCTTATAATTTTTCCCTTTTGCACTCAGCGTCTTGACAATATAGGTATCTTTCAACTTTATTGTATCAGTTTTCATTGCCTTTGTATAGGATTTATTCTTCGCCACGGCTTCTGCCGATAATCTCTTATCAAATCCTACAATCTGTTCTCTGTCAGTCCTACGATGTAATCCCGGTGTATCTTTCACGTAATACTTCAGCTTATTTTCTGTATGTTTAAGCTTTACAGAAGCTTCTTCAAATCCCTCCTGATCTCCGGCAGCTTCCAGCATCATGCATTCTCGCTTCTGCTTTCGGACCTCTCTCTCAAGAGCTCTCTGTACCTGCGTCTGCTTATACAGTTTATCATTTGCATCCATATCTTCTGTAGGAAAATGTCTCTGCACATTTACTCCCGGAACAAATGGCCATTTATGGTGTCTGCAATTTATTCCAAGAATCCCATCCGGTTCACCATAACTGGATGAATTCCAGGGATAATATCGAATCTTCTTTCCGTACAGATCTTCTGTGTAGCCACTCCCATTATTCAGATCATATATCTTTCCCTGGTCTTTCGCACATTTTGGACGTGCACCGGAATGACTATCAATCTGTATCAGATGACACCCCGCATCTCGTATCCTGGCATCTTGGACTTCCTCGGCTGTACTTTTAGCTGTATTTCTCATAGCCATATTCACATACGCTTCCGGCGTCCACTCCCGCCCTCGTTTATCAACAAATGCCGGTATTCCTTTGTCATTCAGTTGTCTAATGCACCGCCGGACCGCTTGCTGTCGCGCCTCAACACCGCTCATCACCCCGGCAGCACCACTATTCAATACATTCCAAGCTTCCTGAGCGATGTTACCTACAAGTCCTTTGTATTTCTCAGATGCTTTATACAACATATTGGTATTGCACATATTCAGTGTATCTTTTGCTTGTTTTCGGAAATCACGCACCACCTGTTTTACATTCTTACTTTTATTTGCCTTCACTGCCGTTTCAGCCAATCCCCGTTCAGCCAAATATCGAAGACCCGGATCTAAACTCTTGATAGCATCTTCTGCAGCTGCATTCAACATTCTTTCTGCTGCAGTCTGACTTAACCCTGACCTCTTGGCAATCAATCGAATATTCTCCTGGTTGAGTTTTCCAATCTCAGCAAGCTTCTGCATCAGCCACCTATCAGTATCAATTGGCTGCTCCCACCCCTGTAAATGTCTGGCAATGTTCTGTAATATCTGAGCCTCCAGGTCAATATAAATTCCATCCACAGGCTCTACAAGCTGTTGGTTCTCCAGTATATTCACAAGTTACCACCTACTTCTTATTGCCTGAATCAGACGTTTTGCCACTCTTAAAATCATCGGAATCCTGATTCTCGTCTTTCTCTTCTTCTTCGGACATATCATTCTCCTCGTCCAGTTCATCATCATCTCCCCCTGTCCAGTCAATATCCTGTCCGGTTATCTGGTTGTCTTCCTTAATCCGCTTTAATTCTTTCATAGCTTCCGACTCAGAATACTTGTTGATCTCCATGATTGCGGTAAGCTTAGATCTAAGTCCTGCATTCACAAGCTTTATATTCTTATCAATGAGCGTGTTGCTATCTTCGATGATCGAATCATCAAAATCCACTGTTGCATCAACAACTCCTCCGGTATCAAGAAATGACACTGCGCGAACCATGTTAATGATCACATCTTCAATCACAATGCAATGTTTCTGCCGATTCTGATACAAATCTGACTTATCCGAAATTACTTCGGTTGCAGTTTTAACTCCTCCAGAATCATACCGGTATCTCCCAGCTCCCATTCCTACTTTGAGACTCAGAAGATCTAATGACTTCTGAATGCCAAGTTCGTGCTCCTGTGCCCGGATAGTCATATCAACCTCGGTCAGTTGATTATTTCCGTTTCTATCTTCCGGAAGCAGATAATACACAGTATCATCAGGATCAAAGGTTGGATTTACCGCACCATCTTTTTCCATCTGTACTCTTGCCTGGCTAATTGGAACCATGATTCGTTTACGCCCTAAAATAAATTCATTCATGTAACTGTCATAGGTAAGATCACAGCCTTTTACCTCATCGATTCCATTGGCATATACCGATATTCCAAGAGGACTGTCCAGATCTACATTGTTACAAATATTTGGTTCTACAATCTGAAACAGTGGTTCTACACTTTCAGTTGATACCAATTCCTCGATATCCTCCGGAGTATCAGTCTCTTTTCCGCTCTTCGCATCAATATAAACGTTCTCGATGTAATACTGCTCATCATTTTCTCCATCCTCGGTTTTCCCGAATCGATGCAGTTGCAGATAAATAACTTCTTTTCCGTCTAACATCCTTGATGTTCCAAATGCACATTCTGTAACATCTCCATTATCCCAAGATAGCGGATAAATCATATCCGCTCGGATATAATCTATGATCACTCTGTCATTTGCATCTTTATATTCCACAAAAGCTCCCGTTCCAAGTGCGAAAGCTTTTTCAATCAACTGATTTCCCTGTTTAGAAAAGTTATTGTATCTAAGTATTTTTGACAACCGTTCACTATACTTTCCAGCTTTAATGGACACCTTTTCGTTTAGTAACAGATTTGCCCAGTCCTCACAGACCGTCTTCGCCATTCCGAGTTTATAACGCTCTTGGTTTGTCATAACTGCCCCGTTATACAACTTATAGTGGTGGAACTTCTCAACATCGTTCTGATACCACTCTAGCCATTCATCAATGTGGTCATATGTTTCATCCGGCACCGCGTGATATCCTTTCTGTACCAGATACTCTTTTACTTTCTTGTATGTGCTATCACTCACGTTTCCACCTCCTATGCTGCAATATACATAATTTCATCTTGTATGCTTTCTGTGCTGTATTCCGTGCTGTCCAGACTATCAACGTTCATCTCACCATCATCCAGCCGCACGTCCATGTTCTTTTTCTTTTCGTCATATACTGCCTCTTCAAACGCTGCAATGATATGTGTGCAATGCTTCATGACCTTCCATCTATGCTGTGCTATCAAGCTGTTGTAGAATGCTATCCGGTCATTAATCGGACCCTTGATGGCATTCTTAATATCAATTACCACATGCTCTTGAATACATGCCGTTTCCAATCCTGATATCAATGTCTGCTCTGCGCTATCACAATATACTTCATATGTCTTGTACCGGCTCTGCGCCCTCCGAACAAAATCAATAAAATCATCCTGCAACTGCTTCGGATTAATGCGCTTCTTGCAGTAATATTCATCCAGCACAACCACCTGTTTAAATCCTTTGGTGAAGCCTGTCAGGGTAAAAGAATGAGCCGACTTCGTACCACCAAAATCGACTCCTATTACTGCATATACTATTTGATTTTCATCCAGCCATTTCTGATCAACAAGATACTCTTGTACATGATCCGCAAACTGCTGATAAATAAGTCCATCTGCTGCAACCCATTTTCCAAGAATAAAACGCTTATAGAATACGCTGCCATGCGGCCATGCATTTTTGTATTCTTCTTTACGCTTCGGAGAAATTGAAAGGTTATCATCCATCGTAAAATGCAAATGATATACTTTTTTCTGCTTCATAGCTTCTTCTGTCAGATACTCCTCACGTATAAAATGATGCGGTCCTGCCGGGTTACAGTTCATCCAGAACTTCCAACCATCCACTGAACATCTGGCAATTGCCTGATCCACAAAACTCTTTGGAAACAATGCTGCTTCATCAAGATAAGCACCGGCAGCAGTTAATCCCTGCAACGCATCTTGTGCCGCTTCTGTGTTTGCTCCGTACAGATAATATGTGTTTGTTCCAATCTCCAACCTCGCATCCGTTCCCGATCGGATGTATTCATAAGGCCATCCCCATGCTTCCAGCATTTGCAGCATCGGTCTGACCACATTTTTCTTTAATGCACCCATCGTCTTTCCGGCCAGGATAAATGACTCACCAGAGAACATTTCTTGTGACCAGGTTAGAAAGCCAATAATACAGGCAATCGTCTTTCCCGATCGGATAGATCCATCTGCGATCACATAATTGTTCTCCGAAGTTCTGATCATTGGTCTCCACCAGTGAATCAATCTCTGCTGTTGCGGAGAAAATGGCTTGAAATTAAATTTCGCCGGTCTCTTCTTCCGCCTCGGCATTTTCTTCATCCTCCTCAAATAATCCCTGCAGATCCTCTGCTGTTGGTCTCATTGCTTTCAGGAAACTCTGGATATTATCATCTTGACTATCTGTATCCCCAACTTCCTGATCTCTGGCTCTCTTAGCTCTGTCTGTCCGGATCTTCTGTTCTTCCAAATCTTCTGCTGATTTATCTGTCTGGCCAACTGTTTTCATGATTGCTTGATAAGCTTTTACATCTCCAAGCATTGCCTGTTGGATCATGGCCATTGTAATTACTTCTTCATAAGTACTCTCGCCACCATCTGCCCGTAATATATCTGATAAGCCGTCAACTTCTACTTGCATCGTTAACAGCTTGTTCATTGTGTCTCTGAGAGCTGCTTTCCTACGTCTTGTCGCACCGGATTTAATTCCGCCGTTTCTTCCACGTTCTCTCGCTTCCCTCTTGCTTCGTACTGGTTTTAAGTTGTGTTCATTCGCCACTTCACCACCTTCAATTCTGGTTTATTTTTGCATTACAAAAGCACCCCAGAGGGTGCCTTGTGAGTTATTCATTGTCAAACACTATTTGCATATTCCCTTCTGGCGAAATTACTTTCGTAAAGCCATTTCCCTCTGAAATGCATATATTCCATCCTGCCATAGCAAATAAATTCGATTTAATTTCTGGCTCTTGCACAATTTTGTCAGCACATACGATCTTACACAAATATCTATTCAAAACAAACAATGCTGTCAGTGCATAAAACACATTTTTTAAATTGGCCCGCTTTATATTTTCTTTTTCTGCTCTATGATGCTTTATTTTATTATATGCTCTCCACCATGAAGGCGAACTATCTGGCGTCCAATTACTAAATGGCTTATACAATTTTCTGTTAAAGCTAAAGCAAACTTCTGCATCTATCAATTCATCGTAGTTGCAAAGAATATTTGCATAGTCTTTTATGTTCTTCCTTGGCTTTGATGAATCTACATATTGGCAAAGCTTTTTAAAAATTATATCAAGCTCAGATCCTATAGATATCAATTGTTTCGCATATGCTTTAGAATACGTTTTAAAATTATCATCCGAAAACTCAACATAGTTTAAGGTTTCGCAAAACTCCCTCTCCAGTTGTATATAAAACAACCAATATTTTAAATTATATTCATTTTCTGTCATGATTTACCCTTCCTCCTCACAACCCCAAAACTTATTCCCATAATATCTCATTCCTCGACATTACGCAACGAAAAAGACACCCGCGTTGCCAGGTGTCTCATCAAAAAAATACAATATAAGGAGAAATTAGATGCCCTATCGAGAAGCGTTCCTCTTTTTCCGTTTCTCGATGATACCATAATAGCACGGTTACTACTGACATTCTATGACATCTTTGTTTGGCATTTGAAAATGCGCCAGTGCTTTTCCGTGTATACGATGGATATGTCTCTCAGTATATTTCATGTGATCAGCAATCTCCCACCACTCTTCTCCTTTTATGTATCGATAATACAATACATCATCTTCATTCTGTGATTTCAACGATCTGATCCTTTGAACAATATCTGTATAGCTTTCTATCCTCATCTTTTTCTCATAGTTCAAATTATCTATCAGACCTTGGATCCTTGCTATTTCGCCAGACAGATCTCCTTGCCCTCCGGATCCATGCGGCATCCCGTCATAGTTAATAGCCTTAGTGGATTTCAACATTTCTTTCAGTTCATCTACTTCAACACTTATCCGCTGCACACGTCTTACATGTTTTCTGTAACTTCTGAGATAATCTTTTTTCCTTTCATTCTCTGTCTTGCTTGTCTGCTCCACCGGCATCTACTCCCTTCGTTATGTCTACTCCCATTTTCTTTAGGTAATCCTCCACCGAATAACTCTGATAAGCTGGTGTATGGAATCTCTCACTTGCCTTCGCATCATGGTTCTCCTCCAACCCTTTGTAATGCTTCTGACTATCCAGTCTTACCTGTCTTCTGCCTCTTCCTCTGTTCAATCATTTCTCATCTCCTTCGTCGTTTTGTTTGTATGGTTCCGGCAACGGCATCCAGGCAACACAGTTATACAGTTCTCCCACCTCGCTTTCTTCTCAATCCCTCATCTCTCAGCCTGATAGCTCTTTTCACTTCTCTATCGCTTCCGCTTACCGGTCTTCCACTTGCACACTTCACGCATTTTATTCGCCAACCACCGTTATGCCTTTCGAAATGTCCGAAACCTGTTGGAACCCAGTTGCCACAGCAATAGCACGTTCCTGGATATCTATTTCTCGCCATTTCTTCCACCTCTAACAATCTCATAAATAATATCATCGTGATAATTACCAGTTCTATCTCTAATTGCATCTTTAAGAACGTGCTTATTCCCATTATATTTTTCTATAAAACTGTCGTAACTTTTACAAGCAGGATTACCACTGATAGCTCTCCACTCTACTCTATGGAATCTATTAACAAGCTCATCTAATTTATGGAATACTTCTCTTCCAATCAATGTATTTCCTCTGTCGAATGAAAACAAGCCAAAATTATAAACACGAGAACAATACCAATCTATTCTGAAAGTAAGAAAACCAATCAACTTATCATCATTTCTCACAATTGCATATTGGTATGTTTGTTCATCTGGATTTACTTCTATGTTTGGACTCCAATTGTCCAAGCAACCTGTCTCGTACATCATATCTGTTGTGTAGTAATATTTTTGAAATTCTTTTTGGATTTGCTCTCTGTATAAAATTGCCGGAACTAACATTCTATTTCACCTCGCTTAACAGTGTCCTTAGCATCTTCCCTGTCCTCATACATCGCCAGTCTATCCACCAGCTCCTGTTTCTTATTCGGGGACCAGTACCCTCGCTTTATACCGTTCTCTCTTTTATGTGTTAATCTCTCCATGATCTATTCCTCCACATCCTTCATTTTCATCCGCGCACCTTTCTCATACTTCGTGCATTCCTCTACCTTACATCCACGACTGTGGTTCATAAGTCCGGCATAATCACAGCTATTCACTGTCGGCCGGTTGCTCCGGAACTTACAAGTCTTGCACAGGTGCCGGTCTGAATTGTCTACCGGTTCCTTTTCTTTCTTCCGGAATCTCGCTGCATGATACCCGACTGTTCCGAACGGGATACCGGTCTGATCAGCGATCTCACGATTGGTATATCCTTCCTCTACCAGTTTCCGGATCTTCTCTTTCTTATCTTCGATATTGTCCGCCGGAAGATCTATCGTTTCTTCTTCCATCCTTTCCTCCGGCTCCGTTGGGGGGGGTAATACCTTCCTGTGTTTCATGCACTGCCCGAATGATTTCTTCCGGATCTACCTGATCAGCTTCTGTCATCCCCTGCACAGCCTGTTCAAAATCCGGATTTATGACTGCCGGCACATCTACCAGGAAGTGATTCTCCGGTTGATCAAGGATATCTGACAATAGCATTGCATTCATGCTGCCGTCTTCTCCCATCCAGAGTGCTGTTACCGGTTTACCCTTTATGTAATATTCCAATGCTTCTTTTAAGTTCTTCTCTACTAACATTGCTTTCTCTCCATCTATTTTTCTTCCAAGGCCATTTCACTAAATCTTTTCAACGCTTCCGGAATATTCATTCTCTCAATCGTATCTTTCGCAAGGTTCTCTTTCAACTTCTGTTCAAACGAATTTATCAGAGATTCCTCTACTTCCCTCTTCGCACTTGCAATCAGAGTTTCGACCTTCTTTCCAAGTTCCTTTTCCAGATACCGTCCCGTAAGAAGGTCGGCAGCTGATAATTTTCTATCACTGGAATAGCTTGCAATGCATCCATCTCTATCGTATCTCTTTTCTGTAAGGAACAATTCAAACCTTTCTCCTACATACTCGGACAGAGGTTTATACGTTACCTCTTCACTCCAAGTGTTCTTCTTTTCCGGAATAATAATCTTTCCAATCTTCTCCTCACACACATTCGCAACGAACTGGTCTACGGTTGCCTGTATCGTTCCTTCCGCTTCAAGAATCTTTTCTGCGATTTTATCATCAACTGCTTCCACAGCTTCTGTTGTTGCTTTTTTTAGAAGTGCATCCTTAATACCACTAACAACTTGCTCCTTGATTTCTTCATCAATTGTATATCCGTCTTCTCCATCCACCCAGTCCAATTCCACCTCAATATTAAATTTCGCCATTATAATCCTTCCTTTCTACTTTTCAATCAATCCCATATACATCTCCTGATCATAAGATCTGCCATCAAAATTATTAAAGTTATCCTTCTTCTTTGTTGGTGATGTCCTCTTTCCTTTCTTCATTCCCCGAAATTCCTTATAACCACCAGCAGTTGCCTTCTTCACGATAGCAATCTGTTCCTCCGGCTTATTACTCAAACTCAACAGATCTTCCCGCAGAGCCTGTACCTGTTCCGGAAGAATCGCTCCATAGTTATGTTCTCGAACAAGAAGATACATTTGGAAAGCCGATTCAAGTTCCGGAGACTGAAATACTGTATTATTTTTATTATTATTTACTTTACTTTTATTTGCGTATTTTTCCGTGGAATTAGATTCGTTTTTCCCGGAAAAACTATCGCATTTCCCCGGAATATCTTCAAAAAGAGTGCACTTAATAAAAGGTTCCGTATCTTCCTTTTTCAGAAGCCAGTACCTACCTACTTCCAGCGGCTCTTTGCTCTTACGCATTCTTTCTTTAATACCGAGCTGATACCGTCTCTGTATCCCGGCAGAGGTCAAGACCTTGTCCAAACTAAACAGTGTGTTATCAAACAGTGACTTATTTAGCAGGAAGTTCAAGACCTGCTTCACCTTATTTTGATCTATCCCTAATTCGTCAGAAATGATATACAAAAAGTCTTCATCCGCTTTTATGTAATATCCCTGCCTGTAGATCTCACATAATAAAAACAGGTAGATCATCACTCCGTCCGACCTGTATCTGGCCTTGACGATTCTGATCTTATTATCCTCAAAAAAATCTATATCAAATGGAAAGTAAAGAAGGCCTTTGATCTTCGGTCTGGCCATGCTGCACCTTCTTTCCTATCCCTTATATTCTTCCACGGTAACGTCCAGTCCTTCCAATGAAGAATAGACTTTCTTTGCCACTACCATAATGATCTGTGTATCATCATGGTATGCAACACCGTTCAAGGCATCTGCTACAACTTTTACGATATTATCAATATCCGGCTTCTTAAGCGGAAGTTCCTTTCCATCCAGCATAAGAGCTGTACGTTTCTTACTGGTACTCTTTGGTGGAAGAAATCTTGCCACGATCCGAAGAGTTACCGGCTTGCCCCGTTCCAGGAACATTCCATTGCATTTATTCAGGAACCGGTCCTTGATGTAATTTTCGTACAGCAGATCTGTTTCCGGAGTATAAGACATTGTATTTCCGGTATGCTTGTTTCTGACCGTCTTCGCCCTCGCTTTTCCCTGGGGCTTGCCCGGAACATGAAATGTCACAGCATTCATCCATTGCTCCTTTCTTTCCATGGGATAGCAATAAATAATCATCTATCCCATGGAATACTGCATAATCAATAAGTTACATTCGTGATACAATCCAAAAGGAAGTACAAACCTTTAGCAATGACTGTGATCTTATGTTTCTCTAATTCTTCACTCAGTTCAAACTCCAGATATTCCTTGATCTTTTTCATAACTGCATTCTTCCATAAACCACCATCAGCTTCTACCAGTTTAAATGCCGGTCCCCGGTCTCCGTCCTTAATACGGAATACATAAGAACTCTCCGGCTGTTCGATTTCTGCAAATGTACGGTATGGTCTTAACTTAACCGGATTCGGTACGATCACATCCGCCAGCTCTACACCCGTTTTAATCGTTGTCTTCTGCGATACGCCATCATCCGAATAATTAGCAGTTGTTCCGGATTTAATATTACCGGCAACCTGCATAATCGTAACGAGATCATCTGTCTCTACAAAGTTCGCCTGCAGCTCGATCAGAAAACGTTCCTGATCATAATAGCTGTCAAACGAGAACTCATTTACAATCGCCCTGGCATCGATCAGAGTCTCTCTGTTTCTTTCATCAATCAGCCCGGAATATAACAGAACCTTTGTCGGACTTACCACATGGATAATAGAAGATTCCCTTAACTCTTCCGGTTTTCCTTTGATATAATCCACCAGTGCTGTCAGCGTATTCACCTCAATATCTGACGCCATTGGGAATCTGTGATATCTTGTAAGATCATTGTCAGTGCAATAGGTTCTTCCTTCAATCTCTACCAGCTTCGGTTCCATACTCTTTGCTTTCAAACCTGTAATATACTGTAATGCTTCTTTTAATCCTTCTACCATCTTTCTTTTCCTCCTTACGCTTCTCTTCTTCTAAGATCTACGACTTTACTTCCAGCAGTGCCTACAATTTCACCTGTATCTGTATCCACTGCCTTGCCTTCAACTTCCACTACGTTCTCAGGAACAACTCCCGGCACATCATTTACCGACATCTGCCCCGGGATCTGGTTACCCATTTCAATTGCTTCTACCTCGCCGGTCTGCAGGTTCTTGCCCATACTGAAAGCAGTAACAGCTCCGAGTGCCGGTGCAAGTGTTGTCTTCGTCTGTACACCGGTAGCAACAAAGTTACGCTCTGCATTTGGTTTAAATGCAATTGTGACTGTAATCTTTCTTGTAGCACCGGCATCCGTGTTAGGGTTCTGGATGTTCTCTGTCACCTCTTCAATGGCTCTGTTCACCTGTGCAGAAAATGCTCCATTTGCAAACTTTTCTAAATCTACATGTTTCATTGCTTATGTACCTCCTACGTTATTTATTGAAAAACTCCGCTTCAATATCGGATGCTTCTCTCTGATCTGATTCTTTCTCAGGATCCGGTGCTTTCGTTTCTGGCTGCACCTCTTTAATCTCCTGTTCTGCCACAACATTATCGTTATCGATTTCGTCTGCAGCATTTTCTACATAGTCTGCGGATCCATCTTCCTGAATAACTGCCATGTCTTTATCAATTGCCTTCTGCAGATCAATACTCATGATTCCCCACTTGCTGATCAGCTGTCTTAACATGGTTTTCAGTGCCATACTATCAAAATCTTTAAACCAGAAAGAAGAATACTTCCAGAGATCTTTTTCTGGAATTTTGCCCTGCTCTAAAAGTTCCAAAGTCTTCGCTCCGCCATTTCTGCTGAATGCAGGTGAATATTTTTCCGCATGTGCCATCATTTTCTTTTTGGACCAGTACATTGTTTTCCGAAATCCATTTTCATATTCAAACATGGCATAATATCCCATCGCCGGAGTCTCTTCACGGATCACATCATCATCAATCAGCTCTACTTCAATTTCTTCATCAAGTGGATCGTATCGGATCAATTCCCCTTCCTTAATAGCAAGCACATTCAGTTTTTTGTAATATCCAGAACGCTCCGCCAGCTGAATATAGCCTTTATATCCAAGTTGGAACTGTGCTTCTTTACAGCCTTTCTTCCTATTGTCGAACGGAACCATATAAAACTGTCCAAGCTGCGGAGAAGGGGAAAGATTCAACGCCTCTCCCAAAAGTGCTGCAGACAAGATACTCGGATTCGTACATTCCTGCAATGCCGGTGTTGCCTGGGTCGCAGACACAATACTTGAAATAAATCTTGTCCCGTTCTTTCCACCTACCACATTATTAATCTGTTTCTTAACAGCATCCTGTGACAGATATGCTGTTAATCCCATTTTTACTGGCTTTTTTGCCAGACTGTTATTTACTGCCATGCTTTACTCCACCTTTCCAAATTTTAAATTGTTCTGTTTCATGTAATCACGTAATGCCAGAATCTGTTCTTTAGTTCCCCATACACGGAAATCTATTCTCATGACCGGTTCTGAAACAACTCTTGTATAGTCATTCTCCTCAGCTTTTTTAGGCGCATCATGAGTATCCGCAGCATCTTCCGGATTCTCTGACTCTTTTCCTGCAGCAGCTTCCTCTGCTTTTCTTCTCTCTTCCTCAGCTTTCTGTCTGGCAAGCGCTTCTTCCTTTCTCTTCTGAATGTCAGCCAGCTCCTGTCCTTTCTTGATTGCCTGCGTAAGATCCAGTGTCTTCTTATAGACTTCCATTGCTTCGAAGCTAAACTCTGGAAGACTATGAATAGTTCCGATTTCTTCACCTATTCTGTACATGATTTCTTTTAACTGGCTTTCTACTTTTGTTAATGACGCAGATTTGTTCAGCCATTTTTCATCCCAAATCATATCGAGCGTGACAAACGGCTGAAAACCAATAGCCACAAATAATTTCTCGATTGCTTTCTTCTTCTCGTCTTTCTCCAACTGATCAGCTGCTTTTATCTGCTGATCAATCAGCTGAATTGGCTCATTTACAATTTGAACAATTTCCTTTATCTTCTTTTCAAAATCTTCATATGGTGCAAGGCACTGCTTTTTAACGGCCTTCCGTGTTGCTTCCAGTTCCTGAACAAATTTGTTCAATGTTGCCCTGTCTTTTTTTGCGTCTGCAATCTGATCATCTGTATATGCTAAATTCTTATAATACCGGACTCTTTCTGCTACCTCTCTTTTTATTTCTTCGTGATTCCATTCAATTGATTTAAGGAACCCCTCCTCTGTAGGACTGTAAATTTTTAATTCCATAAATACCTCCTATATTTCCGGGAGAATCAGTGGGGGCTTTCTCCCGCTCTCCACATATCTCCAAAATTTTTCTTCTTCCTGTTGCAGCATTGTAAGATCATCTTCCACATCACTTCTTTCAATGAAGTAATGCTTGACTGTTGTACGCTTTTCGTTGTCCCAGTCGGTATTCAAATGCGCTCTCAGAACTACGAACTGCCAACCGGTTACCAAAAGATAATGCAGTACCTGTATGTAATAATTATCCGGAATCCGATCCTTCCATTTTTCGTACTGCATGGACTGCAGGATATTTGTAGTTTTAATCTCTAAGATTCCCTTGCGACCTTCCCGATCGGTCAGCTCGCCATCAAGAGACGCTTGCATGAACGGATGGTCCTTACTCTGCAGAATCCTGAATTCGTGATGATCAACCGTATATTCCGGATAATCCAATTTGAATAATTCCCGGATGTATTCTTCTGCGTTCTTTCCGTAAATCACACATGGCTTGTCCGAAATATCTTTCGGCATTACCCTTCCAATCTTTTCTTCAAACAGATCGATATTGCTTTTATATGGATTCATCCCGACCACAGCACTGGCATCGCTGCCGCCGATTCCGTTCATTCTGCCTTTTAACCACTGCTGTTCATTTTCAAAATCATAAACCTTAAAAATATCATTCATATCTGATACCCTGTTTCCACGCAAAGCTGCAATGCTCTATTCTGGCGTTTGCTCTGGTTCTTTAACTGCAGTTTCTTTTTGCTTTTCTTTTCCTCCTGGCAGTCACATGGTTCTCCAGGATCTAAATTTGCACCGCATAACGGGCATTCGTTGTAATACATTCTCTATTCCTCCGCCCAAAGGCTGCCGCTGCACCAAAAGTAATCCGCAGAAAAGCTATATTCTTCCAAAACTACTTTGCTTGGATCCATGTTGCAAATATGATCACCATCTCCTACCGGCAGACAGTTCACACAATTCTCGCAACATCGGTTATCCGGTTTCGCCTTCTTCTTTCTTCTACTCATTTACTATGTTCTCCTTCTGCAATACAGGAAAATCTTTCAGCATCTTTTCCATCCACTGCTCTGCATCCCGATCACCCAAACCGATAACATCCATATCAAATCCAACCAGCAGGCCTAAAATCACATCTCCTACAATAGGATTCCCATGTTTGTTCGTGTCATAGAAATAACATCCCATCGGATTCACCGGAAGATTCTTCACAAGACCTTCTTCATCTACGATCATGACTACTTTGGTTTTGAAATAATCCAGCAGTTTCTGGGTTCTCACTAACTCTACATATCCGCCGACTTCTTCTCTCAGGCTTTTATGATCAAAATCCAGATCGATGATTGATATCTTATTATCCGTTGTAATTTTCAGCGTCTTCATCTTTTCTCCTCCGCCTGTTTAATGGCTTCCTTTGTAATACTTACCAGAACTTCTTTTGCCAGTTCTTCTGGCATATGTCCACGAAGCGATCTATACATTGCCGCCGTAACGCCTCTATATTCCCTTAATAACTCTGCTCCGGATCCCAGTATTTCTACCTGACATCCCGTTATTCCGCTGCAAACGGACTGTGATGTTGCTTTAATCATTTGACTAATTTCCTTTCTTCTCATATAATATAGTTGACTAATTTCCAGAGCGCCCAAAGCTTTCCGGCTTATACGGGTGCTCTTCTTTGATTTCTCCTTGCAACGTCCTCACCTCCTTCACCTGATTGCATAAAAGTTGACCACACACGCTCCTAATACCGTGATCAGTATCAGCTCTATCGCAATAGTTAATCTCCAACGCCACAGTCTTAAATTTTCGCATTCATCTTCCAGACGCTTGATCTCAAGCTTTTTAATCAGTGGTGTTTCTGGTTTTAAGTTCATACTGCTTGTCCACTCCTTTCTACCGCCTAAGCGGTTTTCTCTTTCTTGTATCCCAGATATCCAACAGCTACACGATTCAGTTCATTCACGATTTTTTCTCGTTCCTCTGCAGATAATGTAGCCATGTCTCTCTCTACCCCATCGATGATCACGATGTTAATATGTTTCAAAACTGCATCACCTCTTTATAGGTTATGTGGAATGGTTTGTACTTGTTGTGGTTCTTTGGTATAATTTTCCTATCAAATGATGAAAGGAATGATTATTAATGAAATTAAATCCTGATTGCATACGAGATATACTTCTTGTTGTGGAAGAAATTCCTGATATCAACCACCATTGGAGATTCGACAAAGAGACCGTTCCTGAATTGCTTCCAAATTATTCTTTTGATGAAGTAATGTATCATATCCGTCAATGTCAACTTAATGAATTCTTTTTCCAAGCATCTTGCAATATTACTGGAACATGCTACACCATTTCGGATTTATCCCCTAAAGGACATGAGTTCCTTGCTAATATCAGAAACGATTCTTTTTATAATAAAGTAAAAGACATTGGCACTGAGCTTGGTGTGCAATCACTTAAAGACTTAACTCAGATTGCCTTGTCGGCAGCATCCCTTGTTATCAAATCACATTTTAATCTTCCTTGATGTGCAGAGCTTTCAACGCTACTCTCTCGGCGTATTTCTTTATTAAAGTAGTGTTAGGCAATGGATTTCCGCATTCAGCTATATAAAGAAGTACGCCCTGGAAACATAATTTCCAATAAATTGCTTTTGCTATCGCTATCATCGATAGCGCAGCTAAAATTCCTATCAGCATCTACTCCCTCCCTTCTTCTGAACCTGTTTCATCTGTTGCAAATAAGTAATCTAATGTTTTGTCTGGGAATGCTTTTCGCTTGATTTCTACCATTTCACACAACTTAAATTCTGTTACCCCTCTGAACTTCAATTTCAAAGTTTCATAATTTATTCCTGTCAGTTCAGATAAGCTTTTAATAGACAATTTCGCTCTTCCCATTTCTGCATTTAAATTTGAAAACATTTTCACTCTCCTCTCATTATTACCCTGTGGGGTAGTTTGTGATTATAATATAAACGTTATAGGGTAATTTGTCAACCTCTAAATTGTATTTTTTTACTTTGTAGGGTAATTTTTTACTTTACAAAGTCTATTTTATATGTATAATTAGAAGTAACAGGAGGTACGCAATATGTCATTTACTGATAAATTAGATGCCTTAATGGCTGAAAAGGGAATAAATAAATCCGTCTTATCCAAAGAATCGGGAATTCCATATACAACCATAGCGGGGTTTTACACAAAAGGAACTGATAATGTAAAACTTTCCACGTTAAAAAAGCTTTCCTCTTATCTTGGATGCACTATTGATTATTTGGCAGACGATGAACACGATGAGCCAACTACCCTTGCAGCTCATTTTGACGGTGAAGAATACACCGAATCTGAGCTGGATGAAATCAGACAGTTTGCTGAATTCGTAAAGAATAAACGAGCTAAGTAATTTATAGAACAGCTTATCTGATATACTCGAGCGGGAGGTGTTTGTATGAATATATATGAGAAGCTACAGGACGAAGCCTGCAAAGACGGTATATATGTTATTGATTATCCTTTTAAAAGCAAAAAAATAAAGGGATTATATTGTGATGGTACCATTGCTATCAAAGACAATATAGATACAACTACAGAAAAAGCGTGTGTTCTGGCAGAGGAACTTGGTCACCACTATACTTCTGTTGGTAATATTATCGATATGGAATATACTGGCAACCGGAAACAGGAACGCCAGGCGAGACTCTGGGGATACAACCGTAGCATCGGATTATTCGGTCTGATCAGAGCTTATGAACACGGTTGTAAAGATAAATATGAAATTGCAGACTATCTGGATGTTACGGATGAATATCTAGAAGAATGCATTAACTGTTATCGCGATAAGTATGGGGAGTGCAAAACTATAGATAACTACACAATTTATTTTATCCCTAACTTGATGATATTTAAAAAAATATAATCATAGAGGTGATTCAAATGAAAATGGGCATGCGAAAACCCAGTATAAAAAAATCATTTAAAGCCAGAACTACCGGGAAGGCAAAACGTGCTGTTAAAAAAGCTGTCATTCCCGGATATGGTAAGAAAGGTATGGGATGGGTTAAAGATCCAAAAAGGGCAGCGTATAACAAAGTCTACAATAAAACCACTTTTGGAGTAAATGATGTAGTTCGCGCCGCTTCCGCCGGAAGTTCACCTAAGAAGAAGTCTTCCTCTTCTTCTCAAAAATCTTCCGTACGATCAACATCACCTTCTACTTCAAGCAAAACTGTTTCATCTTCTCAGATCAAACTTGATTACAATGTGCTGGCCAAGGACAAACCAACTATTGCGGAACCTATTATAGTTGGGATAATCGGAATAGCTATTGTTTTACTAATTTCACGATTCATCGGATTGCTCATCTGTATTGGTGCGTTATATTTGCTGTATGATTATGAACACCGTAGTAATACAAAAGATTTTATATCAGATGAAGATTTTAATAATTGGCTTAATGTTATTCGAAAATACTACGGCTCCATTCCAGACAATACTACATATTCTCAAGCCTTGGATTACACTAAAAAAATTATGTCTGACCGATATGAAAACTTAAAAAAATATTATGATGAGTTAAGTAACCAAAAAACACTTTCTCAAAAGCATAATTTATCTTTAATAGAAAATTCCAATGCAGTTCTCGACTTTGAGAAATATGTGACGTACAAAATCGCAGATGTTCGCTTTTTGCCAGATCGAATTCATCACAAATATGAGCAAGCTATTCAAAACTACATCGATGTCGAATACCAGAAAGCAGCTGATCATGCTGCAACTTTAAAAACTGAAAAAGGAAAATTGAATCAAATAGCAAAATACAAAGAAACTGTAACTGAGAATTTATCTTCGATTTGTTCTAATTTTTCTGATTACATGAATTTAAAAGTAGACGAAGACGACTTTTATCTATCTGAATAATTTTATCTACTCATATCTCTAACCATAAATATATTGCCCTCTTGATACTTATGTATTTATATGGCGGAGATATCTGATTATATATATATATTTCAAAAGAGAAAGGAAAGTTATCATGAAAAAGAATGGGTGTTTAACTTGGATAATTGGTTTCTTTGTGGTCTGCTTGTTAATTGGATTATATTCTTTAGCTTGGATTCCGGCAATCGGATTTATTATCTACTATCTTATTAAAAAAGATTATTCTGGAACAAGAAAGAGAAATTTTATAATAAGTATTATTATATTCATCACCTCACTCTTACTATTTGTCTGGGGTACAAATTCTTCAAGCCTTACAGATATTCAGGCAGATTGGGGAAAAACAACTTTCGATGTTTCAGAAACTGTTGAGGTAAAAATCACTCCAACGCCTTCCGATGCTAAAATCGAGAAGCTGACTCTGTCCGATAATGATATTGCAAAATTGAAATATAAGGACGGCAAGGCTATTGTATCTTTCAAAAAGGTCGGTACTGCTACCGTAACATTCACTGCTAACGATTCTATTGATAGCAATGCTGCTACTATTACTGTCAAAGATAAAAAGGCTGAGGAAGCTGCTAAAAAAGCAAAAGAAGAACAAAAGCGTTTAGCTGAAGAAAAGGCCAAAAAAGAAGCTGAGGAAAAAGCCGCTCAAGAAAAGGCTGCTCAGGAAAAAGCTGCTCAAGAAGCTGCCGCTGCTAAGGCAAAAGCTGAAGCCGAGGCTGCCGCTCAAGCTCAGGCACAAGCCGAAGCTCAACAACAAGCTCAGGCCGCTGCTCAAGCGCAAGCACAGCAACAGCAGGCACAAGCACAGCAACAAGCAGGCGGAACGGTATATTGGGTTCCTAACGGACAGGTATATCATTCAACTCCGGATTGTCCAAGCTTGGGACGTTCCTCTACTATATATAGTGGAACGATAGCTCAAAGTGGAAAATCAAGACCATGTAAAAACTGCTATTAAATAAAAATTCCCCGGTGTCTACCAAACACCAGGGAAAATCCCGAGTAATATATACGGCGAAGGATTCGCTCGATACAGTACTCCCTCAACAAGAATATTGTATCATATTCAATACGATTTAAAAAGACACATAAATAAATTTGTCCGGATGCTCAGACACTTATTTAATATCCGCCTCAAATAAGTCAGTAATTCGAACATTTAGCCTCTTTGCTAACTGTTCCAGTGCGTCCAGTCGTGGACTAATCTTTCCAGATGCGATATCAGCTATTGTCGATTTTGGGACACCTGTAAGGATAGAGGGCTGACGAATGGTCAGATGTTTATCATACATTATTTTGTCTAGTAATATCTTCATGATATTAGTATGTTACATTTCAATTATTTTATACGCAAAATACGTATTTATACATATTTGCTTGACATACGTGTTAACACGTGCTATAATGTAATCATGATAAGGAAAGGAGATACAAAAGATGCCATTAACACCAAAAGAGATGATTAAACTTCTCAAGAAAAACGGTTTCATCGTAGTTAGTCAGAATGGCTCACATGTAAAACTGATGAATCCGGAAACTGGTAGAACAGTAATTGTTCCTTATCACTCCAAAGACTTGAAAAAAGGTTTGGAACAGGCAATATTAAAACAGGCGGGGCTTAAATAGTCCTGCCGCCACAAATAAAATATTATGGAGGTATCGTGTATGAACAGATTATTTTATCCGGCAATTTTTCATAAAGAAGACGGCGGGTTCTGGATCTCTTTCCCGGATTTCCCGGAATGTTTTTCCGACGGGGATGATATGCAGCAAGCATACGAAAATGCCGTTGACGCATTAGGACTTGCGGTCACAAGCAGACAGAAAGAAAAGGAAGTAATTCCTGATCCTACAGATATCAGCGAACTTAAAGTTGATGATGGTTTTCTTGTTGTCATTGAGTTTGATTTATTTGCATATCTGAAGAAGCATAGTTCGAAAGCTGTTAAAAAGACACTCACCATTCCTGAATGGTTGAATGAGTCCGCTACTGCTATGGGACTTAACTTCTCGCAGGTGCTCCAGGAAGCATTGATGCAGAAGGTGCAGATGAAATAAATTTGTATAGTGGAAAATCTATTGTATATAGCCAAAGAAACGAGGAATGATTTTATGGCGGAACGTATCATATTTCCGATTTCATTAAACAACAACGCCGATACGTATAAATTTTTATCCAAAGTACAAAACGATTTAATTGATTCTAACGAAACAACTATTATCCTTGACTTTACACATTGTAGATTTAGTCATGCTATTTTCACATCGTACCTTGGTGCTTTAGCGTATATCGGTGCTTCATTTGGTAAAACTATTAAATATCAAACTTCTAAAAACAGTAAACTAAGTGAATATTTTTATAATTCCGGTTTGTATGATCATATTATGAAGCAACCAGATATTCATTCTAACAGGAATGCTATACCATTTGCATCCATCGATTTAAAAGATGATTCGAGTATTATCGAATACATTGACAATATTCTTGAGCTTGCACCTATCCAACTAACAGAACAAGGGCATGAAGTTCTATTTAAGAATATTTACGAAATATTTAATAATTCAGTCGATCACTCTCGTGCAAATCATGGAGTTTATGCATGTGGGCATTGGATGCCACAGAAAAAATATCTTTCTTTTTCTGTTTATGATACGGGTGTTGGCATTCCCGCATTAATAAAAGAAAAAATTGATAATACAATGTCATCAAAATCTGCTCTTGAATGGGCCCTCAAGCGAGGAAATTCAACTAAGCAACTGCTTAGTGGTATTCCACGCGGTCTTGGTTTATCTGACCTGCAAGACTTCATTCGTCTAAATGACGGCTCTTTAAATATTTTATCTAACGATATATACTATCAATACAATGCTACATCTAATTTTGAACATTTGTCTTTTCCCTCTATGGGAACGTTTATCGGTATCACAATTATTGCTGATTATGATCATATATACACTATTTAAAATAAGGAGGAATAATTTATGAGCACAATTAAATTATCGTCTTTCACAAACGAAGCAGCTTCAAGAACAAAGGGAGCTGTATTAAAACACCTAATTGAAGAAGCACTCAAAAGCGGGGAAGAAATATCTGTTGACTTTGATGGTATCAAACGTTTTGCTTCACCTTTTTTTAACAACAGCTTTGCTTCATTAGGGCTTGTTTATGGATTTGATTTGCTTGAAAAAATCGAATTATTAAATATAACTGATACTGGAAAAAGCACATATAAGACCTCGGTTGATAACGCTAAACTAATATATGAAAATCCAGAGTTTTCTTCCGAAATTGATAAAATCATTAACAATGCTCCAAAAAAGGTGGAATAATTATGAATATTATAGATATTAATTCCTTCTCTTCCATTAATAATTCAAAAGAATATTTCTTGGATACAAACGTTCTCTATTGGTATGTTTATCCACGTTATGGTCTCACAAAAAAAAGTGTGGAATATCAGGCAAAACCATATTATGATTTCGTAGATAGATTAGTATCTGACGGTAACCCATTATGCACCTCTGTTTACAATATTTCAGAATTATTAAATATAATTGAGAAAAATGAGTTTGCCATTTTTCTGGCTACAAATCCTAACTGCCATTATACCCCTAAAGATTATCGAAAGGATTCTGTGGAAAGAAAAAAATTACAGAACATCTTACATACAACTTTAAATAACGCTACTGCTATTTGCAAGATTTTAGATTTTAATTTTACAAATTCAAAACTCAAAAATTTTACAAATACTTTCTCTGCACACAGATGCGATCCTTTTGATTATGTTATCTTAGATAATTGTGTTTCTACTAACCATACCAATATTATCTCTGATGACAATGATTTTACCACATTCTCTGGAATAAATTTATATACGGCAAATGTGCTGTCTCTAGCAGATCATTAATAAATCGTAAAAATATATGTTTTTACGTTATCCACAATAAAACAACAGAAGCCCCGGTGTTACCAGCACCAGAGCCTCTATCTTTGAATACTATACAGTGCCAAGGCACGATATAACATTCCGTGAACAAGAGTATTATATCACATTTCCCTGGCACCTGCATAGGTGTTATTTTTGTACCCATTTTTGTGCGATGTCGCACATATAATTACAGGAAGGTGATACAATGAGCGTAAAATATGCATACGGCTACATCCGGGTATCCACTCATGATCAGGAAGAGATCTCCCCGGACTCCCAGGAGCATCTCCTCCGGGACTATGCAGCCAAGAACAATATTGTAATCCTGAAGATCTTCACGGACCTAGGTATCTCCGGAAGAAAAGCCAACAAGCGTCCCGGCTTTCAGGAGATGATCGCACTGGCCAAAGGTGATGACCGTCCAGTCGATCTGATCCTGGTATGGAAGTTTTCACGATTTGCCCGGAATCAGGAAGAATCCATCGTATACAAGTCTCTTTTAAAAAAACAGCACAATGTAGATGTCGTGAGTGTGTCCGAGCCACTCTCCGACAATCCTTTTGGCAGCCTGATCGAGCGTATAATCGAGTGGATGGATGAATATTACTCTATCCGATTATCTGGCGAAGTGTATCGAGGCATGAAAGAAAATGCACTCCGCGGAGCATACCAGGCGCGTCCACCACTCGGCTACAAAGTTGTGGAGCATGGTAAGCCACCAGTGATTGTTCCGGAAGAAGCAAAGATTGTTCGGACTATATTCGAAAAATACACAAATGAAGGCATGAGCTTCTTTGATATCGCCAGATACCTAAATTCTTTAGGACTCAAGACTTCGCACGGAAAGCCATTTGAGCGAAGATCTGTCGAATACATCATCCAGAATCCTTCCTATTGTGGCATGATCCGGTGGAACCGGACAGAGAACAGCACCAATCGTATCAAAGATAAGGACGAATGGATTGTTACAGAAGGGCAACAGCCGGCTATTATATCAAAGGAATTGTTTGAATCGGCACAGGAACGATTTAAAGCCACCTACAAGCCGGTCGGCAAACGCCCCTCTTCAACTTATAAGCACTGGCTCTCCGGACTGCTGAAATGCCCGGATTGCGGACGCACCTTAACCTCAACCACTATGAAACGAGTCAATGGGGAAAAATATTCTTACTTCTCCTGCTATGGATACAGTAAAGGAAAATGTAAAAAACCGAACGGCATCAGCTCACTGGTCCTTGAAAAGGAAGTTCTGACCAGTATCAAAGAAGTATTGGATACCAAAGATATTGTCTATGAATTGCGTGAATATCAACCCACAGAGCAGTTTGATGAGCGCAAGGCTATAACAGAACAATTGGAAAGTTTAACCGGCAAAGAGGAACGAATAAAAGCCTCCTACCGGGAAGGAATTGATACACTGGAAGAATATAAAGCGAATAAAGCTATCATTCAGAAAGAACGAGAATCCTTAGAACAACAATTAAAGGATTTGAAAAAGGCAGCGCATAAATCTGATCAGGATCCGGCGGATGCTATGCTGCAGAAGGTACGGAGTGTGTATGATATTCTCATCTCCAACAACTATACATACATTCAAAAAAACGAAGCCCTGAAGCAGATCATCGACAAGATTATCTACGATCGCAAGAACGATTCTCTTAAAATCTACTTTTTCCTATACAGGTAAAATGCCCGCAAGCCCAGTAAAATCAAGGGTTTGCGGGTGCTTTATAGGTTGTGGCAATTTGGTTGACCCAATGGGGATCCAAATCCTTAGGCGACCAGGGCTATTCCCCTATCGAAATTCTCCGTTACTACTACGGTGACGACATGTACATTAACACCGCCGAAGCCATCTCCGGCATCCCATCCTCCTGGCCTGGCTATACTCTGGAAATTGGTTCTTCCGGCAATAAAGTTTTGCAGATGCAGGAACAATTAAATGTCATAGCAGGTGCTTATCCTGCTATTCCGAAAATTACTGCTGACGGGATTTACGGACCTGCAACTGCAGAATCAGTCCGTACATTCCAGAAAGTATTCGGACTGCCACAGACCGGAACAGTCGATTATACTACATGGTATAAAATTTCCGAAATTTATGTAGGCGTATCACGAATTGCTGAACTGTATGGATAATAATCGAATCGCTCTAATGATAAACGGCTTAATCAACCCTGAAAAGAAAGGATGGTAACATGAAAGCAAAAGATTGGAAAAAATGGGCTAAATGTGCCGGTATCAGGGCAATAAAGACTGTCGCGCAGACCGCCATAGCAACAATTGGAACCGTAACTGTACTTGGGCAGATAGACACGAAATTAGTAATTTCCACATCCATGCTGGCCGGAATATTATCACTGCTAACCAGCATTACCGGTTTGCCGGAATGTAATTCCGAAAACAAATAA